ATTATTCCAGTCCTTGTTAATACACGCTTAGACTCACCCCCTTATAAAGAAATATCCACCCACTTCTTCTATCCCCCCCCACCCCCGTATATGCGAATGGGTTACCTGACTATTATATATACATAGTGATTTGCACAGGATATGACTAACTTTCATATACCCCCCCTATATATTGCAAAATGATAGCTATTGTAGTAGTGTTTATATATGTTTTTTTTAGAAAAGCCTCTGGGTCCCATATACCCCCCTATAATATATTTTCAAATTTTGGTTGATTTTTTTGTGAAGGGGGGGCAAAATGTTAAAATCCAGAGGTAGATATACCCAATATCTAATATATACTAAGTATATACCTAGTAAGTTTCTGTTTCTATGGTCTTACTTATACAAACTTACTAAGTTTTTAAAAAGAAAGTATATACTTACTAAGTATTTACTATGAATAGAAACTTACTAAAGAAAATACAGAGTTTGCCTTCTAGTCAAAAGCAAGAATTTATAGATTTGCTAGAGGAATACGAAAAGTCTGAAACTAGAGAAAAGTGTAATGCTAGCTTTATGACTTTTGTTACGGAGATGTGGGCGGCTTTTATACATGGAAAACACCATGAGATCATGGCTGATGCGTTTGAACGGGTCGCTAAAGGCGAATTAAAGCGTTTAATCATCAATATGCCCCCTAGACACACTAAATCAGAGTTCGCTTCTTATTTGTTGCCTGCGTGGTTTTTAGGTAAATATCCAGATAAAAAGATTATTCAGACAGCTCATACCGCAGAATTAGCCGTAGGTTTTGGTAGAAAGGTCAGAAACCTAGTTAATAGCAAAGATTTTAAAGAGATATTTCCTGATGTAAGATTGCAAGCAGATAGCAAAGCAGCAGGAAGATGGAATACCAATAAAGGCGGGGAGTACTTCGCTATAGGGGTGGGTGGTGCGGTTACTGGTAAAGGTGCTGATTTGTTAGTAATTGATGACCCGCATTCGGAGCAAGAGGGTGCGAGTGCGGATATAAACGTATTCAACAGAACTTATGAGTGGTACACATCTGGTCCACGACAGCGTTTACAGCCAAATGGCTCTATTGTTGTGGTAATGACACGATGGCACAATAAAGACCTAACAGGTCAAGTGGTAGATGCTAGCATAAAGCGTGGTGGTGCAGATGAGTGGGAAGTTATTGAATTACCCGCTATTTTGCCTTCAGGCAACCCATTATGGGCGCAATTCTGGAATATAGACGAATTAAATGCTTTAAGAGCAGAGCTTCCAAACAGTAAATGGATGGCTCAATACCAGCAAGACCCTACTTCTGAAGAAGGTGCGTTGGTTAAGCGTGAATGGTGGAAAACATGGGAAGGCATTAGCCCTCCGAAATGTGAATTTATTATACAATCTTGGGACACAGCCTTTATGAAAAATGAGCGAGCCGACTATTCAGCTTGCACAACATGGGGAGTGTTTTACCGAGAGAACGAAAATGAGGGCAAGTTTGCCCCTAATCTAATTTTATTAGATGCTTATAAGGAGCGTCTAGAGTTTCCAGAGCTTAAAGTTAAAGCAATGGAAAAATATAAGCAATACCAGCCAGAAGCCTTTATTGTAGAGGCAAAGGCAGCAGGAATGCCTCTAATCTTTGAATTAAGACAAATGGGTATTCCAGTTCAAGAATATACGCCCAGCCGAGGTAATGATAAAATATCAAGGGTCAATGCGGTATCTGATCTATTTGCTTCAGGTGTTATTTGGGTTCCAGAAACCCGATGGGCAGAAGAAGTTATAGAGGAGTTTGCTGGTTTTCCAAATATGGAACATGATGATTTGGTTGATAGCAGTACGCAAGCTCTGTTAAGATACAGGCAAGGCGGATTCATTTCTGTTCAATCAGATGAAGAAGATGAGCCTCTTGAACATAATAGGATTGCAAATTATTACTAATGAAAATATATATTACATCTTATACTGATCCTTATGATGGAGCTGAATATGCTGGACCAAATATTCATGCTGATTCGCTTGACGATGCAACTATCGTTGCAGATGAACATGGTTTAAATGTTTGTGGTGAATTAACAGATATTCTACAGGATATTGTTGATCGAGTATTTGTTGATGATCTTGAAGATCGAGTATTACACTAGGAGTTAAATTGGCTATAGAAAGAAACCCTGCTACGCCCATAGATGGGACAATTGAGCAAGAACCAGAAGAAGAATTAGAAATTCTAATAGAGGACCCAGAATCAGTAGCCATCGAAACAGACGATGGAGGCATGATTATTGATTTTCAACCTGGTTCTGAAAGCATTGGGGAAAGCGAATTTGATTCTAATCTAGCAGAATATTTAGATGAAGATGAATTGGATAAGCTTGGCAATGAGCTTATTGGGGAATATACAGGCGATAAAGATTCTAGAACTGAATGGGAAGAAACTTATATAAAAGGTTTGGATCAGCTTGGTTTAAAGATAGAAGAAAGAACAACTCCTTGGGCTGGTGCTTGCGGAGTATTTCACCCAATGCTTAGTGAAGCAGTAATCAGATTTCAATCCCAATCAATATCTGAAATGTTTCCAGCTCAAGGACCTGTTAGAACTAAAATAGTAGGCAAAGTTACCCTAGATAAAGAAAAACAAGCAGAAAGGGTAGAAGATTATTTAAACTATCTTTTGACATACGAGATGTCAGAATATAGAAGCGAAACGGAGAAAATGTTATTCTCTTTGCCTTTGGCTGGTTCTGCATTTAGAAAAGTTTATTATGACCCCAATCTAAATAGACCTTCTTCTATCTTTGTGCCTGCGGAAGATGTGGTTGTTAATTATGGTGCAAGTGATTTAGAGACTTGCGATAGAGCAACTCATGTCATGCGTAAATCAGCTAATGATATTCGTAAAATGCAGGTTAGTGGTTTTTATAGAGATATAGAATTACCAGACGCAGATAGCCCTTATTCAGATATTAAGAAAAAATATGACGACATGACAGGAGAGGTTAATACCTTTAACTATGATGATCGCCATACAATTTTAGAAATGCAGGTCAATTTAGACCTTGCTGGTTATGAAGATATGGACGAAGAAGGTAATGTTACAGGCATTGCATTACCTTATGTTGTAACAATTGATTTTCCAAGCGGTATGATTTTGAGCATTCGTAGAAATTGGTATGATAATGATCCTAACAAAATCAGAAGAATGCACTTCGTCCATTACCAATATCTTCCAGGAATTGGATTTTATGGTTTTGGATTAATTCACATGGTAGGCGGATTAGCTAAATCTGCTACTTCCATATTAAGACAGTTGGTTGATGCTGGTACATTATCTAACTTACCTGGTGGTTTGAAAGCAAGAGGCTTGAGAATCAAAGGCGATGATACCCCAATCATGCCTGGTGAGTTTAGAGATGTTGATGTTCCTGGTGGTGCTATACGAGATAATATCACCTTTTTACCTTATAAAGAGCCGTCAGGAACTCTCTACCAGCTATTACAAAATATAGTCGAAGAAGGTAGGCGTTTTGCTAGCATGAACGATATGAAGGTTTCTGATATGAATAATCAGGCTCCTGTAGGAACAACGCTAGCTCTCTTAGAAAGAAACATGAAAGTAATGTCTGCGGTACAAGCTAGGCTTCATGCTTCAATGAGAAAAGAGTTTGATATACTGGTGGATATAATAAAAGACTTTACCGATCCTGCATATCCATACGAAATGGACGAAGATGAATACATTAAAGCAGAAGATTTTGATGAAAGAATTGATGTGCTTCCAGTATCTGATCCTAATGCTGCAACTATGGCACAAAGAATTATGCAGTATCAAGCAGCAATGCAATTGGCGACAACAGCTCCTCAAATGTATAATTTGCCAGAATTACATAGGCAAATGCTTGAAGTACTTGGAATTAGGAATGTTGAAGATATTGTTCCAACAGATGATGATATTAAGCCTGTTGACCCAGCTAGCGCAGTACAAAACCTTATTAATGGAAAACCAGTTAAAGCCTTTCCTTTTCAAGATCACGAAGCGCATATACAAACAATTGTTGCTGCACAACAAAATCCAGAAATTATGCAATTGGTGCAAGCATCGCCAACAGCTCAATCAATTATGGCATCAGCATCAGCTTATATTAATGAGCATTTAACAATGCAATATAGAAAAGAAATTGAAAGAGAGATGGGTATTGAGCTTCCACCAGAAGGTGAGCCAATTCCTGCAGATGTAGAGAAGCGTTTATCGTCTATGGTCGCTGAAGCAGCAACTAGAGTTTCTGCAACATCGCAAGCACAAGCAGAGCAAGAAAGAATACAAGAACAACAACAAGACCCATTGATACAAATGAAAGAAAGGGAAGTTGCTGTTAAGGAAGCTGAAGTTCAGAGAAAAGCTCAAGAAGGTCAAGCTAAGATACAATTAGATTTACAGAAAGCTATGACACAAGCAGAACTAGAAAAGGCGAGAATAGAATCACAAAATGAAATTGCTGGAGCAAATATAGGACAGCGAATTGCTAGCGACTTGCTAGATGCTGAACAACTTAAAGATAAACAAGCAAGAGAAGATTATCAAAAAGGTGTTGACATCGGGATAGAAATAGCGAAAGATAGCATTCAGAATGAAGAATAATATCATTGAGCAATCAAAGAATATGGAAGGGTTATCTCTTTCTGAATTTATGAAAAAACGGCTCAGAGATATTATGAATCAACACGCAGACCATATTTCGACAGGAGCTTGTAAAGATTATAGCGATTATCAAAAAATGGCTGGAATTATAGAGGGATTAGCCCTCGCAGAACGTGAATGTTTGGATTGGGTTGAAAAACACATCCAAGAAGAATAGGAACTCGACTCCTCAAGATCGTGCAATATGACAAAAGAAGCCTTAAAAGAAATACCTAAACCAGAAACTGTAGAAAAACCTATTGTAAAGGAAGAAGTTAAAAGTCAACTTCCTGAGCCTCAAGGTTGGAAAATACTTGTTGCTATGCCAGTAGCAGAAGAAAAAACAGAAGGCGGTATTCTAAAGGCAGCATCTACTGTTAGAGATGAAGAATTATCCAATATATGTGGATATGTTCTTAAACTCGGAAGTGAATGCTATAAAGACTCAAAAAGATTCCCTTCTGGCGCTTGGTGCAAAAAGGGTGATTGGGTTGTATTTCGTGCTTATTCTGGCACTCGTATAAAAATGTATGGACAAGAGTTTCGTTTAATTAATGACGATACTGTGGAAGCAGTTGTCGATGATCCTACAGGAGTGGTAAGAGCATGAATGAAATAGTTAATGAAGAACCTAATATAAAAGAAGAGACTCAATCTACAGAAGATAAATTTTTTGGTGTTAAGACTGAAATAGATTTGAATGATGATGAATCATTAGAAATTGAAGTTGTTGACGATACGCCAGAACAAGATCGCAGACCTAAAAAGGCTAAAGATGCTGTTTCTAAGGTTGATAACGATGACGTTGACCAAGAAATCGCAGATTACAGTCAAAGAGCTGCTGATCGTATAAATGATATATCC